CCGCATCTCGAAATACTTGCGCATGACCGAGGCCAGCAACGGATCGACGTCGATCTCCGTCACTCCCGCAGTCCTGCCCGCCCCCTTCAGGATGTCCTCGACCGTCGTGTTGTCGAAATGGCGCTGCTGGCCTTCCTTGGGTTTCTTGGTGGTATCCATTCCTTTGGCTGAGATCGAAAGCGTGCGCCCGCTGCCGCGAGAGCCCGATGACCTGACCTCGTCCACGGTGCCGGTGAACACCACACGGACGCCCTCGCCTTCCCAGCCGAGCGCCACGATGACGGGTGCCCCGATCCGGGGCAGCACGATGCGGCCGTCGGTGTCGTCGATCTCCAGGCTCGCCGTATCGGAGTGGGTGCCGACCTTGTCGGAGACGGTCAGCGAGATCAGCACCGGCATCAACGTCGTGGTGATATTGGTGCCCGCCACCGTCACCATGAAGACCGCGCGCTTCGACATGAAGGGTCACCACAGCTTGATCGGATCGAGGATGGCGGGCTCGCGGGGCGTGGGCACCGGCATGTCGAAGCTCGTGCCCACGGGAAGATACGCACCCAGATCGCCAAGCCCCGGATTAATGTCTAGGATCTGCTCGACGAGGCCCGGCATCGGGCGTTTGAACCGCCGCCAGACGATGAGGGAAACTGTGATGAACTCACCCTCGACGGTCACAGGCTCGACGATCATGAGAACATCCCCGAAAACACCGAGAAGAAGCTGTCGTTCGATGGCTTGGCCGCGCGGCGCACCGCGATGTCCACATCGATCACCCGGCCGATGCCTTCGGCGTCGAGATAGCTGGACCGCTCGGACACCCTCTCGATCGCCACCCAGCCCATCTGCGCGCCGTCGCCGCGCATGAGATAGAGGGGCCGTCCGGCGGCGCGGGCCTGGTAGAGCTTCTTCAGGTCGCCGAGCCCGCCGAATTTGTGCGGAAATATGATGGCGCGGATCGACCAGCTCTCGGCCCCCTCGCCCACCCATTCCAGTGGCGGCCTGGCGCCCAGCACCGGCTTTTCCACGAAGCCCGATTCGTGGCCGTGGTCATATTCCGTGGCGTTGAAGGGATAGACCTCGAAGCGGATGGGCCCCAGCGTCATCAGCATCAGGCGAATCTCAGCCCGGCATCGGCATAGACGCCGCGAAAGGTCTCGTGGACCTCGTCGCGCATCACGCGGCGGATTTTCTCGACCACATCCTCGTCGGCTCTGCCGGTGATGTTGAAGCTGATCGTCTGATTGACCGTCATGCCGCCGCCGGCAGCCGATCCGGCCTTGTTGACATATCCCGACCGCCCGGCGGTGATCAGTTCTGGCCCACGCTCGCCCACCATGTAGGTAGATCCGCGGGAGATCGGACCGCCGGCGGCCTTGCCCGGGACGCTCATCGCTGGCGCGGGTTCGGCACTGCCGCCCCCAAGCCACGACGGCATGGACGGCCATCTGATGAGGCTCGAAACGTCTATGCTGCCGATGGCAGCGACAATCCGGGACGGAAGCGTCGAGAACCATGCGAGGAGCCCATTGAAGGCGCTCTTGATGGCCTCGATCATGGCGTTCGCCAGATCGGAACCGGCCTGCGCATAGGCCTGCTTCTGGCCCTCGTTCAGGACCTCGCGGGAGAAGAAGGAGCCGATCCAGGTCCCGAACTCCTGCAGCTTCTGAGAGGCCCACCAGAAGCCGTCCCCGATCGCCCGCCCCAGCCCGGCGAGCGGACGCATGACAGGTTCAAGTGCGGCAAAGGCCGGTTGAAGCTGCGTGAGCAGCACGCTCGCAAAGCCACCGGCGAAGGACGAGATGCGGTCCCAGTACTTCCAGAGCGCATAAGCCGCCGCGGCAACCGCGGCGACCGCCACCGCGATGGTCCCCCAGACCGGAGCCGAGACCGCCGCAAGAGCAGCGCCGACGGCCGTCATGGCGGAGGCGAGGCCGGAAACACCGGGAACGGCGAGCGCCATGCCGCGAAGACCGGCGACCGCGGTCTGGAGTCCCGTCATCTTCATGCCTTCCATACTGGCGAGGGCCGTCTGCAAGGCGATCATGCCCGAGGCCCCGGCCTTGAGCCGCATCAGCGAGCCACCCAGCGTATTGACCACAAACGAGAGTGCGGTCAGCGCCCCGCCCCGGCCCATGAGGCCGAGGTACGACAGACCGGCCAGCGCCGCCTTGAGCCCGACGAACCCGGCGGTGACGGCGATGAGGCTGCCCGACAGCCGCGGGAACGCGGTGACCAGTCCCGTGGCCGCTTTCAGAACGGGCTTGAGAGCGCCAGCGACACTTCCAAGAACCGGGACGAGTGCGGCGCCAATGCTCGTCTGGAAGTTCTGCATGGCAATCTGCAACTGCATGATCTGTTCGACGCCGGTTTGCATCATCCGGGCGAAGTCGGTGCTGATGACGCCATCGGCCCGGGCCGCCTCGTCGCGCAGGCGGATATAGTCCTCGAGCCCGGCGAGCAGCGGGATGAGACCCTTCTGGACCTGGGCGTCGGCGAAGAGTTCACCCAGCCTCGACATGTCGCCGCCGAGTGCCGTGTTGATGGCACGGAGCGAGGCCTCCAGGGGATCTGTGCCATTGGCTTTGGCATCCTTCAGGACCTGCTGGATGTCGATGCCGGCTTCCTTGAAGTTCTTGATCGCATCGTTGGAATTGATCTTCTGCAGGATGTTGTTGAAGTTGGTGGCGGCCTCGGAGACATCGCCCGCACCGCGCCGCACGATCTGCAGGGCGGCGGCGATCTGCGCAAGGCCGCTCTCGCCCGTCATGCCCTTGGCGCTGGCGAGTGCGGTGATCGAGGGAAGGTACTGGGCCATGTCCTTCAACTCGAAGCCGCCCGCCTTGCCGGCCGCCGCCATGATGTCGAACGACTTGCCCAGGTCCTCGGCCGCAAGACCGAGGTTGGACATGGCGGCGAAGCCGGCCTTGGAGAGATCCTCGAGGCTTGCTCCCGTGGCGGTGGCGGCCCGTGCGATCGACGGCATGGCCTTCGTCGCCCTGTCCACATCGAGGCCCATGCCGACGAGGAAGTCCTGCGCGCGAACGATGTCGGTGGCGAACTGGTTCATCTTCGAGGATGTTGCCTTGGCGGCATCCCCAATGGCCGACATCTGTGCTGCGGTGAGATTGCCCTTGGCACCCAGTTCCGCCAGCGCCCGGTCGAATTCCTGGGCCGCCTGTACCGGCGCGGTGAGCGCAGCCTTGAGAACGTAGAGGGTGCCGACTGCATCGAGCATGCGCCCGCGCGCGGCATCGATGGCCCGGTTGTTCCGGGTGATGGCGGCGTCGAGCCTGTCGGCCATGGTGATCGGGCCGGAGGTCGCCTCCTTCACCGTGCGCGTGATGCCGCGCAGGCTGTTCGAGACCTGCTTTGCCGGGCCGGACACCCGGTCGAGCAGTTCGACGATGAGCTGGGTGGTCTGGCTGGCCATGAGGGTCTCCCGGGAACCGGTACGCTGTCAGCGCAGTTTTTCTTTGACGGTACTACGCTGCGAGCGTATACGCTCCGGATGGAGTTCGACTGGCATGACGCCAAGCACGAGAAGAACCTGGCCGAGCGCGGCTTCGGTTTCGACTTTGCCGCCCGGATCTTCCTGGGCCGTGTTCTCACGCAGGTCGATGACCGCGAGGACTACGGCGAGATCAGGGTGAAGGCCATCGGCGAGGCCGACGGGATCGTGCTCGTTGTGATTTACACAGACCGGGATGACGTCCGCTGGATCATCTCGGCCCGGCTTGCGAACAAGAAGGAGCGCGCGTTATGGCACGCATGACACTGGATCAGATCAAGGCGTCGAAGCCCAAGGTGGACCGCGCGAAGATCGCGGCGACAAGCGAAGAGGACATTGCCCGTCACATGCGCGAGGACGGCGAGGATCCCGGTGCTGCGCCCGGCACCTTCGTCGAGGATGTGCCTCCGGCACAGATCCGCGAGCACATGGGCATGACGCAAGTCGAGTTTGCGGAGGCCCTGCGCATTCCCGTAGCGACACTCCGGAACTGGGAACAAGGCCGCGTGCGCATCGATCCCGCCGCCCGCGCCCTTTTCCGCATCCTGAACCGTGACCCGAAACATGCGCTGAAGGCGCTTCAACCCGGACGGAAGGCGGGCTGATCAGGACTGCCGGGCCCGTCCGCTCAGTCGCCTCGCCTCGGCATGCCAGAGAAGCAGCTCGACCCAGTCCATGTCGTCGAATGCCGTCACCGGCGTCGAGAGCACATGCGCGGTGTCCGCGACAACGCCGCGCCAGCCGCTCACGCCGGGGCCTTCGGCAAAAAACCGGCGAGCACCTCCGAGATCGCCGCGAAGTCGGCGGCATCCATCTCGTCCATGGCCTCCATGGGCAGATCGCAGAGCGCTGCCGCCATGGCGATGCCCTGGTCGAGCTCGGTCGAACCCGGCTCGCGCAGCTTTTCCATTGCACGCAGGTCCCTGACCTTGGGGCGGCGGATGGCGACTTCGGTGATCATGCGCTCCTCCACCCTGATGGGGCGAAAGAGCTTCACGCGGGCAGTATCCGTCATGCGTTCATCTCCCTGTCAGCCGATCATCAGCGCTGGACGCGCAGGATGCGGCGTTCGTCATCGTTCTGCGAGACACCGTCGAGGCGCCATTCGGAGGAGAAGAAGTCCCAGAACAGCTTTTCCTTCTCATTGAACCAGAGCTCGTAGTGCATGACTTCGTTGATGGCGTATTCGTGCCCCTGCAACTCTCCGCGCTGGAAGGCGTCGGGTTCGATCTTGCCGAGGCGCCCCTCGATGATGGCCTTGGACTCGATCGCGATGCCGGTCCGCTTGTCGCGGATCACGCCATAGGCTGTGAAGACCTTCTGGCGGGACGAGCCGAGGCCGAACTGGGTGAGGAGATCCGGGTCCCAGCCATTGAGCTTGAAAGTAGGTTCGAGCTTCTGGATGCCGACCGCCACCTCGATCTGGACGCGCGAACCGCCGGCATGGTGATCCTGGTACATTTCCTGCAGGGTGGGCAGCTTGAGTTCGGCCAGTGTGAGATGCTTCGAGGCGGTGGGGTCGTGATCGCCGCAGAACAGGTTTGCCGCTTCCATGACATGGATGGTGCTCATGGGGTTTCCTCCTTGTTGTGTGGCGATCAGCCGGTGACGGCATCGACCTGGGCGAGCAGATCGTCGAGCAGCGCGTCGAGGGCGGGCCGGTAGCGGGCGGACTGGATGCCGAGGTAGCGCAGCACGGGTGCCTCCTCCGCCGCGAAATTGACGGTGAACCTGCCCTGCCGCAGTTCCTCGGGCGAGTTCTGGTCGCGCGTGAACTTGACCTCGTAACCGAGGATGTCGCCGTCGGCCTTGAGGTCGCGCATGGCGAAGCCCATTGTATTGAGCACCGCCTGGATTGTCTGGCCGGTGAGATTGAAACGCCCGAGATAGAAGCGCAGGGTGCGCAAGAACATCAGGTGGATGTAGTCCCGCCCGCGGGTGACATTGTAGAAGCGCCAGAGATCGTCCTCGCCGGCATTGTCGGTGCCGACATAAACGAAGCCGCCGGAGGCGATGGCCGTCTCGACGCCGAGTTCGCCGCGGAGCAGCACGCCGACATTGTGCGACAGCAGGCGCTGGCCTTCCGTCGATCCATCGGTCAGCGAGAAATTGATCGGCCGCGACGGGCCGACAATGCCGGCGACCGGCTGGTTCGCCCAGCTATGGAAGGGGCGGCCCTGCTTCTCGTGGTCGCGCCTGACGCCAATGCCAATGACGGCGGGGGACAGCGGCATCACCGCTACGTCGCTCCCCGCCATGACGCGGACGGCCGGATCCACAGGAATCAGGCGGCTGGAGGAGAGGGTCTCGCGCCAGTCGATGGCCGCCTGCTCGGTCGTGGCGGGCCCGTCGACCACGGCGTGGGCGAGAAGCTTGTTGCAGATGGCAGGCAACGCCGCGCACACTGCATTGGCATCCGTCCCTTGCCGCTGGCTGGTGAAGCCCGGTGCGCAGATGAGGCGCGGGATGACGCCGAGCAGCGGCCCGGCCTGCACGAAGGCCTCGAGTCCCGTGGAAATCCCATCGCCGACGATATTGGCGATGGTCTCGGCAACAGTCTCCCCCTCCTCCACGCGCACCACCACGACCTTCGCCGCCACCTGGAACTCGCCCAGCTGGGCATTGATGAGATTCAGCGCGTCCGAGATGGTGCCTTGCGCACCGAGCGCCGTCCGCTTCGCCGCATCGTCGGAATAGAGAAACACCGGCGTGTCGAGCGGAAACACCGCAGGATCAGCTTCAGGTGCGGTGCCGATGAGGCCCACCACCGACATGTCACTGTAGACGGCGGGACGCGGCTCGTTGTCGATCCGCGTGATCGAAATGCCAAAGTTCGGATCAGACATGGGGTGTCTCCTGTACGGAAAGCCCGCCGCATGAAGCTTCCATGCTGCGGGCGCTGATGAACTGGGATCGGGTCAGGAAAGGCGATGAGCGAGGATCAGAAGTCAATCTCGGGTGTGGTGATGGCGAGTTCGGCCTTCTCGCCGGACTGCAGGAGGACTTCGAGTACGAGAACCTTGTTCGCGCCCGAGGCGGGCGTGCCGTAGAATCGTACTGAACGGATCCAGCCGCCTGCACCATCTTCCACGATGCCGGTCACCTCGATATCCTTCACGCCGCCGATGGACAGCTTCTGCGACAGCTGCGCGATGAGCGACTGCGTCATGTTCATTCCTCGCCTTGCTTACGGGGACTCAGTAGCTGCCGCCGTCGGCGAGGCCATTGAGCGTCGCCTGAAGGTTGGATATCTGAGAGATCGTATGGCCGTGCGTGCCATCCGCCTTTGCGGCGAGCGTGGAGACCAGTCCGGCAATGTCGGACATGCCGAGCACGACCGCGCCCGTCCTGCCATTGACCGACGAAACGGGGCCGCTTGCGAGAACGGCTTCCGCCGTCGCAGCCGCCTCCGCCGCCTCCTCGGCGGCCTGCTGCGCCAGTGCCAGGGTCGCCTGGACAGCCGTCGCGGCCTCGAGCACCGCCACGCTGATGCCCGCCGTCGCCGAGATCACCCAATCATCGTGCGCGGCATCCCCAATGCCGCCATTGATGAGGATAACCTCGAAGGCAAGCCCGCCGTTGGTCCGGTTGAAGTCCTCGACGCGCAGCACGGCATAATCGTCCTGTGTTCCCGCCGCCTGCCGGGTAAGCAGCACATAAGGCGTCGGCGAGAACAGATCACGCTGCGCCGGATCGGTGATCACGAGCGTCGACTGCATGCCGTTCGCGATCATGAGCGAGGTTTCCGACGTGGCGACCAGAAAGCCGTTCTCGGAGACGGCCTGAACCTTCGAGAGAAGGGGCCCGAGCACTTCGTTGACCCGGGTCAGACCGAGGGCGACGAGACGGTCGGTATCGCCGGTGACCGAGGCCACCTCCTGGCCAAGCTGCCCGATGGTCTCGGCGATCAGACGGAACCGGCGGTTGAAGAAGTCGCGGTCGAGTTCCTGTTGATCCCGGACACGAAGGTCCTCG